GAGAACGACCCACACTGGAAATTGGTGTGTGGAGCGGCAGGCGTATGCATAATGCGTTATGACGCTGTTAATTCTAACTCGTTAACAACCAAGGATTTCTCAGGGGAAGAGGAACTGAGAATGACTGTCAGGAAGAGGCTCATTGGGGAGCTACGTGGGTACGATACGTATTACAGTTCAATGAGGAACGCATTGAGGATAGATGACGAAAAGAAATATCATTTAACCCCAAGTAGAATTGAGAGAGTAGTTACTGAAGAATTCAAAAATTATGACACTCTCAGTGTACTTGAGCTGAATGCACATTCTGTCTCAATGCAAATGCACAACACTGAATTGAAGAATATAGCGAAACGTGGCTGGTTTTGGCAAATACTATTTTACTTAACTAGCTTAGCTATGTTCATGCCGATGGCGATAACGGCAGCCTACAAATATTCTAGACCAGGGGGGACACGAAATGTCTATGACTGGTCTAATACTCTATTTTTATATTTTTGGAGAATATTTGTAGCAGGCGAGAGAGACGCCTGGATAACGTTGGATGACGCAATCACACGTTATAATCTCTCAACAATGGGAGCCATGTTTTGGGACATAAGTGATAAGAGAACACCATTACTATACGCGCGAGCCAGGGAACTGGTTGATGCCGAGTCTCGTGAAGGGGCTGGGATGATGCGTGATGATGGTACACTTGTTGACTTTACTACAGATATGATGGATAGAAGTCAACATCCCAGAATAGGCGCCACTCAAGTAGGAATCGTGTGTACGAGCTACTTACCAACCGTATTTGATCCGAGAAATCCTGTTGTAGAAGAACAGGCAATCAAGAACCGCGTGCTAAGCAATATACCAGGCAGCCCCGAGGTTCAAAAAGAGTTCGTCGCGAAAAGGAGAGAACTCTTTAAGATCATATTGTTAGGAGACCAAAGACAGATACAGACCTGGTCTCTCGAAAAATGGTTGGCACACCTCCTCCCCTCGCAAAGGGTGAGGTATGATTCTTACACCGAGGAAGGAGCACGGTTTGACTACGTTACAACAACGTACACGACATTTGTCAAACGTGAAATCCTTTCTTACACTGACTATTACCAGAGCGAAAGCAAACAGAAACCGGCGAGGATTATATCAATGCCGGATCCAAAATCAGTGGTAATATTAGCTCCAGCCGTGGCAGGTGCATCCGAGTTGCTCAAAGAGATATGGAACAAGGGTGCCGCCATTTTTTACACATCAGGTGCCAATACGGAAGATATTGGTGCTTGGTTGACTATGCAAGGGTGGGAGGATTCAGTGTATATGGAGAATGATTTTTCACAGTTCGATCAAAGTCTGGAGGAGGAATTACTCTGGATGGAGAGAGAGTTCTTGAAAGAACTTGGGCTACCGCAAGATGCCCTAGAAGTAATGAAAAATCAAATTAAGACTAAATCGAAGTCTAACACAGGCGTGAGATATCACGTGCAAGGCACTAGGAAATCAGGAGATCCGAATACTTCTATAGGCAATACAACAGTTAATGTATTATCACAGGTTTATGCTTATAATGGTATAGGGTTGCAACTGGGCCTAGATTACAGGGTAATGGCGCACGGTGATGACTCATTGGTTCAATTGAGAAGGAAAGCAGGGCAAATAGCCTTGTCCAATGAGAACAAACTCAAAAAGGTGTTTACGGATTTAGGTCTAAAACCGAAAATTAAATTCTCCGATCGGTTAAGTAGAGTGGAATATTGTTCAGCGTGGTTCTGCCACGTGGACGCCAACAAAGTCATAATGGTACCAAAAGTGGGAAGGGTCGTAACAAGAATTGGATGGTCGGTTAACTATCCATTAGATAAGAAGGCACACATGAAAGGTGTGCTAATGGGATTCAGGCATTTAACGTTCATACCAGTACTCGGTGAATATCTACAAAAGATGAGCGAGTTACTAGAACATAATATAGATATGGTGGATCCTAGGTTAACATATGTACCCAACCCTTATGGGAACGACTACACACTCAAAGAAAGAAGGAAGAGGAACGAGTATGTAGAGTATGACTTTGAAGAACGGTATGGCGTTTCAGCCAGGATGGCAGCAGAATCATTCTTGAGCGCAATAGAGATGACGAGCGCAGAACATATGGAGGTAGGATCCTACGGCTCCATTTTCGCAGAGTTCATCTCTCCCATTGACATCGGCCGTTGGTGAGGCCGTAAGACCTGGTGAATGAAAATCTTACACATCAGCTAAGTAGGAACGAACAGCG